CCTCTTTAAATTTCTTAAGAAAACTTCTTTGAGTATTAACTGCATTATTCCACTCAGTCCTGTCTTGTCCAGGTTTTGGTGGATTTTTGAGTAAAGTATTTAATTTTTGTTGCTCTATTCTAATTTGCTGTGCTGTTCTTTTCTTAGCTCTTTGAATTGCTTTTTGCAATTCTGCTTGAGATTCTCCAGACAAATCTCTCTCACTGATAGGTCCACCAAACCCACCTAGCATTTGTTTGGCATATGTTGAACCAGCATCTCTATAAGTAGAAGCTCCAGGTCCTTTCAATTTTTCAGCAATTTCCTGGAACATATTTTTTTGTCCACCTAGTTTAGATCCCCGTGTTTTAGATTTTGCTGCAGGAATATCTGGTGTTCTTATTCCCATACTATTAACAATTCTAGCCACCGCACCAACAGGATCAGTCAATAAAGATCCAGTAGAAGTTTTCCCAGAAAAAGAAGTAGATGGAGTAGAAGATGGAGGACCCCAAGTAGATTGTCTACTCAAATCAGCGCCAAATTTAAATTTAATAAATCTATTAATTGCACTTAAAGGATCCTTAGTAAAAGGTAAATTTGCATTAGAATCTCGATACCCAAAAGTTCTATCTTTACCAATCATACCACCACCAGCAGCATAAGTGGTTCCACTCATAACCTTTGGTTTGTTGGTTCCACCTCCAGCGGCATTCATTGCTTCGAGAGTATCAACTCCATACTTGGCAACAGCACCACGGGACATAACAAATTCACCATCGCTAAGCATTGCAGGAACTTTATCAACTCCCTTTTCGCCACTTACAAATCCACTTGCCAGTCCACCACCACTAAATCCATATGATTTAGTTTTGCCAGTCTGCAAATAAGAAATTTGCTCATCAATTTCAGATCCTTTACCTTGAAGTTTTTCAAATAAATTTAAACTTGCTTTTTGTTGTTGAAGAGATTTTATTTTATCTTCTGCACTTCCAGATTGTTTTGATGTTTGCCTTTCTTGTTGATTGACAGTTCCAGGGAACATTGCGGGAATTGTTGCCCCAGCAGTAAAAAGTCCTAGTCCTATACCAGCAGGACTCTTTATAAATTTAAGTAACTGTGGTATTGCAACCTTTCCAATCTGGAATATAAACCTACCGACAAGACCTATTGTTCCTCTAATTAATTTACCAAAACTTGTTCCAAATAAAATATAGGATCCAAGTAAAGCAGGCCACCAATCTTTAACAAAACGAATAATTGATTTTACCTTACTTGCATTACTAGGATCACCTAACCACTCTACAAGTTTATATACAATTCTTCCCATTATAACAGTGGTAAAGAATTGAATGATTCTATCAAGCAAAGATTTTACAGGTGCTATTATTTTTTCTGCTGCTTTCTTTAGACCTTCAAATCTTTTTTCTAACTTACTCTCAGCAAGTCCTCTCTTCTCTTGCTCTGCTTTTCTCTTACCATAAGAAGAAGCATCATCACTTATCTTCCTTTGCTGTTTTAAAGTTTCCGCTATAGAAACAACAGCAGAAGTTATTGTAGATATACTATCCTCTAAACCTCTAGATAATGGAGAAGCACTAATAGCAGTTCCAGGTAGAGCCTTAGTTGCCTTCCCCGCAATTTGTCCCTTTATTCCACCTACTGCAAAAGATTTAGCAGTTATTTTCTTTTTCTTAACCTCAAACCTTCCATTATCTTTTTTGCTCTTAACTCTTTTAAATTCATCAGTTAAGAGCATAACTTCTTCAGTAGGAATTGTTTTTTTGGTCATCCTACTTTTGACCATTGCCTCTTTAAGAAGAGTCAAATAAGTTTCATAATCAAGATCAAAAACATCCTCAAGCCCAATGAGCCTCAGTATCCTACTGTCAATTTCCTCTTTTGGATTAGAAATGGGCATTGGTCATCTGCTGTTTTTGTTTTAACTCTTCTTCTTCAAGATGCTGTTGTAATAATGCAACGTATATGTCCCTCTCCCAAGGAATCATATTTTCAATTTCCCATAATGAATATTTATGGTACTGCATTAATGAAAAATTAAGTTTAAAGTAATTCTCAAGGTCCATATGGACCATACTTATGCGAAAAAACTTGCTAACCCTTCTAACACCACTTCACTTTCAACTTCAGTTACTGGATTCGTCACCTTAATTGTATGAGAAAGTTTTGGCATTGTCTCAAAGAACCTCTCAATATCTTTGAACTGAGATGAGTTCATTGATTCTAAAAAGTCTGCCATTTCTTTTTTAGTCACATCTGCGGCAGTCCAAACTTCTTCTTCAGTAAAGATTTTATCAATGCAAGATGCAATCAATTCAAAAGATTGATCCATTGCATTCTTATTACCAAAATCAAAATTACTCTTGATAAATTGGTCCAAAGAAGGATACTTCATTTCCATCATAATAGAATCATCAAGTTTGATTCTGTTTGAATGCTCATCATTTTTTTGGACTTTAATATCATCCAAATTAATTTTTACTGGAACTTGAGTTTCGCCATCATCAGGGCAAATAATATTAACTTCAAGTTCTTCTCCAACAGACTTACCACGAATATTTAAAAACAAATATTCAATGTCAAAAGTAGGAAGAGATTCTACTTTAATATTTTTTGTAAGGATACAACTTTTGATAACTGTTTTAATTGCTGTTGTAATTTGCTTCGTATCTTCACTCTCTAAAGCAATTACAAGCAACTTTTCTTCTTTAACAAGAAACGGTCTATATTGAATAGTCTCTCCAGTTGAAGGCAATTCAAGTTCATAAGTTGGTGTAGAAATCTTAGGTAAAGGCATAATATCCTATAGAACTTCAGGTGTGATTATTTATGGGGGATGGACAGATGGGGAAGTGTCCACTCAACCCCAAACGACCCACAAATCCGTGCTATGATAACTACAGTTCAAACAAACCGATGAAAGGACTTCTCAACTTCTATCTTGCATCTGCCCTCACCGTAACAACTGCAGCAACTGGTGCTTGCTTTGTCTGGTATGTTCAAGAGTATGATGCAGCATATAAGTACCACAAAGTTGCTCCAGAAGTTTCTCAAATCCACCGCAACAACTCTCTGTGGTTGGGTTTGTGGGGAGGAATTTATGGACTCACTGGCGTAGTAAGTGCTATTGGTCTGTCTCAGGGTATTAAAAAAGAGCAATGAAAACTCTTATCATCTCATTGCTCCTAATACCATTTTTAGTTGTTGGGGGAAGCACTGTTCTATTTGCAGTTCTTCAAAACGCAAAAGTAGAACTTCCAACTCCAAACTGAGGGTCTTTAAGACCCTCTTTTTTTATACCCCACTAAAAGGAGATATTGGTCCAACATTTCTACCGACGTAAGGAAGTCCAGACTCAACTTGCCTTTGGTTTGAATTAATAGCATTAACTATTTCTTCACCCTCATAAACCTGAAGAGAATTGCCAGAGGATAATGCATTTTGAACTGATAATCCTCCAGTTGTATCCACACCAAACTGAGGACTAGTAAAGGTTTGATATGCGGCAACATTAAATCCTGCTTGCTCCAATGGATTATTAAGAGATGATTGAGTATTCTGTACGTCTGGTGGTGGAGCAGAACCATCAAGTTCTTCAACGTAGTATCTAGAATAAGTAAAAGAAACAGTACACTTCAGTAAAGAAGATGAATCATAAGATATTGGCATAGAAGATATGCTAATAGGATATGCCTTTAAAAAAGTGTATGTTAATCTAGATTGATAATCTTTCTCAAATTTAACAATAGAGAAATTTGTTTGATATTCTTCTGGATACCTAACACTATAGAAGAAGTTTGGTAGTTGAAGGCCAACTGCACCAGATGGACTTCCACTAATACTTTCATTCATAATGTACTTAATCCAGGTTTCAAAGAATTTGATTACAGTATATTTGGTATCAACATAAAAAGTTAAGTCAATTCTATCATCATAAATTCTACGGTATGCGTGTCTTTCAGTGACACCAGTATAATCATTATTAATTTCAAGAGTTGCTAAACTTGAACCAGGCAACGTTGCTTCACTACACGCAAGTTGTAGGTTAGATTGTTCTGTAGAAAAATTGACACCATTTTTTGCCATTATCTTACCGAAATCACCAGCATTACCATTTGGCATGGTAAGGTATAACTCATAGTGAGATGTTAATGCTGGTTTAAGCAAGGAACTTTTTATTTGTGATACGCTTCTTGCTGCTGGCTGTGGAACTGCCATCTATAAATACTTTTTGACCGTATATATTATGTAGTAAGGATAATGGCAGAAAGCATCAAGAGCAAATACAAACCCACATATCCACAAAAATACATTGGTGATCCCAACAATATCATATGCAGAAGCAGTTGGGAAAGGCGTTTCTGTCATTGGTGCGATCTGAATGAAAACATCATTGCTTGGGGTAGTGAAGAGATTCGCATCAAATACTACGACCCCGTAAAACAAAAGGTAAGAAATTACTTTCCAGATTTTATTATTAAAGTTAGAGAACACTCTGGAGATATTAAAAAGTATATTGTCGAGATCAAACCAAAGAAACAAACTATTGAGCCAAAACCAAGATCAAGAACCACCAAATCTTATCTTCACGAAGTATACACATACGCAACTAATCAAGCAAAGTGGCGTGCTGCTCAAGAGTTTTGTAAGGACAATATGATTGGATTTAAGATTATCACAGAACAAGAATTAGGAATCAAGTAATGGCAGAAGGTTTTGGTCAATATGCCAGCGTTCCTCCAAGAATGAGAGAACTAAAAAAAAGAATTGATGCTGCTGGTACATATGATCCAGAAGACCTGATGCTAATTATTATGGATGTATTGAGGGAAGAAGTGTTATATCCAGAACCAGGAAAATTTTATACCTTTGTTTATAATCCAAAAACACCAGACATTGAATATGATCAACATCCTTTGATTGCTTGTACGTCCTTAGAAAGGTGGGGATTCAAAGGAATTAATTTTCACTGGAGAGAGGGTAGACAATATACATGGGAAGAAGTTGTAGGTAAACTTCATGTCGTAAAATATGAAGAACTAGACGAGATGCTATCCATACCTTATAGAAAAATACGTCTAAATAAATAAAAACCCCCCTCATAAATGTCTCATACTCTACAAAAAATTGAGATGATTACTCCTGTAAAAAATTGGAGGGAGTTTTGATGGCAAAAACTGTACTAGTAGAAAGTAAACCAGCAATAACAAAAGTAGGAACTTCAGGAACCCCCCTAGAGTATTATGTACAAACTCAATATCAAGTTGATGATAATGGAAAACTAATACAGGGTTCAGCAAAATCTTTTATTGCATATAATAATTCCACTGTTCCTGGAGTAAAAAACTTCGTTCAAGCAGCAGAAACAACAGACGGTGGTGCCAATTGGACTTTTAAGAATGGTGTAGATGGAAAACCTATTTTTGGTGCTGACGCTCAAAAATCCTTGAAGCAAGGTGCATTGAGAACGGATACGCAAAATGCTATTACATCTTCTGCAAAGAATGCTCCCCAACCATTATCTGCAGAAGATCAAAAACAACTAGCAACAAGTGCCAAAAATAATGCGGGAACAGAAGCACAACAAGCACAAGCAGCAGTAAGAGAAGACATAAAAACAGCAGAAACTAAATCAAGATTTAAATTTCCAGAAAAATTAACATACCCATCAAATCTACAAATAGAACACCAAGATGTAATTAAATTTAATATGCTAAAGTATGAACCAAGAAGTTTAAATGAATCAGCAAACCAAGGATTAGGTAGTTTTGGAGAAAGAAGTAATTTCACATCAAGAACAATAGGAAATGTTTTTTTACCTATACCAGGGGGAATTACAGACACTAATGCAGTAACTTGGGGGAGCGATTCTCTACCATCTGGAGCAAAGGCATTAGCAGACTTAGCAAACTCAATAATAACTGGTGGGGCAGAATCTGGAGCATCAACTGCAGAAAGGCAAATAGGACAAGCGCAAGAATCATCCGGAGAAATAAAAAAAGGACTTGCCGCATATTTTACCGAACAAGCAATTGGACAAACAAATATTCTTTCAAGAA